ACTCGACATAATTGCTACCTGTCAAGTCTAATACTGTCTTAATTTTATAGCAATAAGGACAGTCTTCTTTTGAATAGATCGTAAAATTCATTTCTCTAATTGTCTGAAAATAATTGTACCCAATCATAAATTACACTCCTCCAATCATAATGTTCTCTTGCAAAGGTTTGAATTTCTTCGCACTTAGATTTATATAGTTGACTATCATCTCTATACATTTCAATAGTATCTTTTAATTTTTGTTTAAAATTATTTTCCTCCATGGGTAGTAAGATACCAGCGCCTTTTTCACCATCTTCACCAAGAAATCCAACAGGAGTCCCCATCACTAATCTACCGGCAGCTGCTGCCTCAAGAGCAGGAAGACATCCTGCCTCTTGTGTTGATGATACTACCAAACCATCAATGGTCTTATAATATCCCGGCATACAATAGTTATTATACTTGCTAGTTGTTTTTAAGTCAATCTTATCAATTTCATTAACTACATTTTCTACAAGATATCCTCTTTTAATTTCATTACCATAGTAATCATATGCTTCTTTTGCACCACCATATCCAATAGTTTTCAAACTATCAGCAGGTTTTGAATAAAACATATCAAAATGCACTGCAGTTTTAGTAACTTCGGGTATTCTTTCTACACCAAATTCAATTGATTTTTTCTTCAGTGTATTGGAAATTACGGCATACTTTTTAATCTGATTGAATAAATCATTTCCGTGCTCATCAAGTGCTTTCAATATATCAACTTGACCATGACCAACCGCAACAATTTTTTCCATCGGAATTCCACAATACTGATATAAATGCATTGCAACTGAAGGAATAGTTACAAAATAATCATAAACAGAATTTAAAAAATCAAATTCTTCTACAATATATTGGTTACCCCAATCAATGATATCAGTATGAATTCCATGAGAATACAATTCCTTGGCAAGAGCATTATGAATTGATCCAAATGCCCATGCATTTTCAAAGAAAAATAAAACCTTTACCATACTACTTTTTTGATTTCAAATTTTCTTTTTGGTTTTTTATCTACTTTTGGAATTACAGAAAACTTATTGAGTTTATTAATTTGTCTTTGTGTTTCGGGTTTTAATTCATACCATCCACCACAAGTATGCACATTTAATATGTCTTGGAAGAATTTTTCATACATTTGACCAACACTTTCCAATGAAAATCTTTCGGCAAATTTTCTACAGTCTGATGGTTTGATCTTGTCAATATTAAGAGCGGCAGATACAAAATCATCAAATGTCCTGCAACGATAACCCGTCAAACCATGAATATTATTTTCAGTGAAAGCTCCCCAATCTGTGGTGATGGTTGGTGTGCCAGAGATAAGATTTTCTACCTGAACACCACCAAATGGTTCGATATACATTGAGGGAATAAAAGATCCTTTTGCTTTTGACATCAATTGCTTTCTCTTCTCAATGTCAGCATATCCTACAAATTCTACATGAGGAGGGAATGTGAGATTCTCTGGATTTTGCCCCGCAATAATTAATTTTGCACCAATCTTTTGCGTTACCTGAACAGCAATTTCTACACCTTTACCGGAATAAACTCTACCCAAGAAAAGAAAATAATCATCCTTTTCTTCAGAATATTCAAACTCCTCAAAGTCAAAATAGTTTGGGATAACAGTTTCATACCAATCTTGTTTTGCATACCCTGCTGCTTCAAGACCGCAATAAGCATGATAAATTGCATAAGACTCAAATACTTTCCATCTTGCCCAAAATCCTGCAGCATATCCAATACCAGGTTCGACACAAATCAAATCTGGATGTGCATCACAGACTGGTCTGACACCATGCCCCCAGAAAGGAAGAATAAAATCGTTTGATTGTTTTCTCTTTCCTACTTCCTCAATAGCATTCTTATAAAATGTTTGATATGCATGGTCAGAGGTATCAAAAGTAAAAAAGTTTTTTCTCCAATCATAATCGCCATAAGCAATCTTAAGATCATCATTTGTTGTTACAGAAACATGTTCTGTACAAACTAAATCAGAATCTTCGTGACCATAGTGAATGACTTCATGCCCTCGGGCAGTCATCATCTTACCAAATTTAACTACCTTTTGAGTATAAGCACATGCCACATAATCTTTGCTTGATACAGTATGTGGCAATCCAAGAATATGAAATCGCATAAAAAATTATCTATTCAATTTATGTATATTATATCATGGAGATGGAGTAATTTCATCAGAATTCAGTGGTCCTAATGTTGGCCAAACAACTTCTAATGGATTTGTTGTAGAAGTTGTAATATCTCTGAGTGCCTGAATGTATGTGTCTAAATCAGAAATACTATCAGTTGTAGTAGTAATACCTAGTCTAGTTTCACTCAAATTTCTCATAACTCTCCACTCAACTTCATTAATCTTTAAATCCCTAGTTTCTCTGACTTCTACCCAGAGTTTTGCAGTTCTAGAATTGATTTCTTCTGTGGTCAATGAAACAACTTCCCATGCAGTACCATTCCAAATTACCTTTTGAGTATCACCATCAAAAGATGGCGAATCTCCTGCAGCAACATACCCCGCATCAGTGAGTTCTTCTTCAGTAAATGTAGAAGAATCTGTTCTCGTACTACCATCAGAAAGACGAATTCTTTCTGGTAATGGTTTTGGATATTGTCCTTTGTATGAATAGAGCATTTTGATTTTTAATAAACGGCAACGTATAAACTATCATCAGGATCCATTTGATAATTAGTTGGACCCGTAAGAGCATGAATAACTCTTATATATTCGCCACCACTAAAACTGTATGTAGGACTTCTCATAACAGTTCCAGTCCATCGTGTTGATCCACTTGTTTCCCGATAGCAATAATACGTAGTACTACTATTTTGAGAAATTGTCCCGTTACCTACAGTTGCAAGAGTATTAGACCCACCATCTGCAGATAATTTATATGCATCACCTATACCACCATCTGCACCTGTATACGATGATCCTGTAGAATTTCTAAAACTAAATCTACCAACATTAGTAGTTTCACTGATAGTCGTCCCATAAGCATAACCACTAGCAGTAGCAGGTGTTACGGGAAAACCTTGAGTTGAAGTTCCAGAAATTTGGTTTGTATGGGTCCGCCATCCAGAACCACTACCTCCAGTAGAGGTATTAAAGATCCAAGATGCTACAAGAGTCGATCCAGATATAACCTGAACACCAGCAATTGGAATATCATTATAGTAAGTGGTCGATGCTGTTATTTTTACTCCAATATAAACTCTTCCAGTACCAGTAAAATCAGTCTGAACTTCACCAACATCATACGGACCATTATAATCTGCGGAACTATTCATATATGTTTGAGAATTAATGAATCGATTACTTATCTCATAAAAAGAAGATGAAATATCGGTACCAGTAGGAAGTGCGGCATCAGTTACAGTCAAATTACCAGTTTCATTTAGAATTCTACCAGATATTGAACCTAGTCTTATTTGCAATTTAACAACATTATTTTCAGCAAGTCCATCAGGAGTTGGTTTGATAGCAACACTAGCAGCATTATTGGTTATAGTAATACTTCCACTCAATCCCAGATCAAAATCAGCTGCTGATAGAGAAGTGCCAGATACATTAGCAATAGTCCAATAAACAACATCATCATTATTAAATCCTTCAGTCGTTATACTAAAAGTTGAAGTAGAACCTTCGGGAAAAGTTGTACCATTACTATTAGATATAGTTGTAACTTTCTTAACTATTGGCCATCGACCATCAATTTCCCCATTACAATTATCAAATAAATCATGAGCACCACTTGCAGAATCAGTGGTAGTGGAAATTCTTTGTCCTATCATTCCCGAATTTCTTCTCATTTTTTTATGCAGTTAGTGTAAACAAACCATGACTTTGAGAGCTACCTACTATATTACTACCCAACGTAACATATGTAGGATTGTAATATGAACCACCACCTCCACCAGCACTTAACCGATTACAAGAACAAGAAGGTAGTCCTCCTCCAGCTCCACCAGAATATCCTCCACCACCTCCAGCAGTATAGTTCCCAGATCCTCCTCCACCACCAAATCCACCATCACGATATGTTGTTGTCCCCCCTTGTCCCGGATTTGATGAGTTATTGAAAGATTTTCCATAATCATTTATCTGATTCCCATATGTACCATCACCACTAAAACCACCTCCACCACCGCCACCTGCAACACATCCATATGTAGGACCAGTGGCACCTGTTCCACCAGATCCATTAGATCCTCCTGGAGGATTGGAAACACCTAGTGAATCTAGACCATCATTACCACCATTTGGATATTGTAAATTAACCGTAGTACCAGAATCAATACTTGTCCAAGTTGCTCCTCCACCTCCTCCTCCGGCAGCCAATAATAAAGTTGAGGTAGACACATTATAAACAAACGTTCCACCTCCACCTCCACCACCACTACCACCACAGGAGGCTGCTGGATTTCCATTTGTTCCTTGCTGACCAATAAGAATATCTATTTGTTCTCCCTTAGTTAAATTTATTATTCCCGTCAATATTCTCCCAAACCCACCTATATTATATGAAGCTCCGTTAGTATATCCATTACCACCTCCGGCACCTCTAATTGTAAAAGTGTAATCACCACTAGCTGGTACAGTCCACCTCTGAATTCCATTAGTAACACTAAAATAAGAAGCTAAAAATGCTGCACCAGAATATGCAGTCTGACAGGCAGATAATGAAGGTCCATCCTTGCCAGTAGTTGAAGCATTCGTAAATGTATGTGATGAAAATGGATATAGCGAATCACCGATAACTTGTGATGCAATTAAATCGTAAACTCCTCTTTTATCACCTATATTACCAAATCCAATCAAACCACCATTTTTAGTATAATATCCCATAATTAACTAATTTCTTCATAAGAACAAGTAGCACTTAAATCGCTGGCAGCACTTGCTTGTACATATAATCTCATGTTTTCTTCCAAATAAATTGAAGTATCTTTTGAAATTACTACAAGAGTTGCATCAGCAGGAACTGAAACCGTATTTGCTATTGTAGAAAGAAGTGTAGCACTAGTATTCCTAAGTGTTACAGTAATATCTGCGGCATTTGTTCCATCAATGTTTGCAATAATCAAAGAGTTGATTTTAAATATTTTTCCTGATGATGATGCATTACTTACAAGAGAAGTAAGAGTATTTGAAACAGTAGTATCATATACTGTCCTCCCCAAAATACTTGTTGCATTAATTATATTTGGATTAGCCATTCTCTAGAGTGTTCCTCCTGTTAAAAATATTTATTAAGAATTTAAAAAAGCAAGTGTAGTTAATGCACTGCTTCCACCACCACCTCCTCCACCAGATGGACCTTGAGGACCTTGAGGACCTTGAGGTCCTTGGACTGTGTTTCCTTGAGGACCTTGGACTGTAGCACCTTGTGGACCTTGAGGACCAATAGGACCAGTAGCACCTGTTGTACCAGTAGGACCTTGGACTGTATTTCCTTGTGGACCTTGAGGACCTTGAACTGTATCACCTTGAGGACCTTGG